CCACAATCCCTTGTCTAGACGAGACATGTCCGACCAAATTCTCAAACATGAGAGCCATGAGAAAACATGCCTGGGAAGAACACAATGTCGTAGGTTGCAGATGCACGCAATGCGGGGCTACTTTCGGAAGGGATGATAATCTCAAAGTGCACACTCGCAAGCATTGTCCCGCTAATCAGGAGCTTGGCCAAAGAAGGAGAATGAGACCCAGGAGACCCTATAAACAATCTTCCTCTCATCACAAAATTGAACAAAACGAGAACCAAGGGTTCGACCAACGAGTGAACTGTCAAGAGCGTCAGAGTAAAATCCAGACCTTGCAGGTGATTTAGTAGTCCAACCAGTCTCGAACACACGACCATTGACGGCATCGCCACAAATGGCAGGCGCATATACATTCAGAGATGAGGAACTAGTAGCCGAACTGTGGAACTCAGAATGGTATCAGTTAAAAGAAGTGCAGGCGCTTCTTAGGGCGTTGGGGGCCACCGACTATTCTGTGATTGAGGCGCGGCGTGAGGCGCATAGGGCCATCAACAGTTTTCGGGATGATGCAGCAGAAGCTCCCTTTGAGCATGGGGTACGCTTTCCAAACACCCTTAAGGACTATTATCTGACAAACCACAACAGTCAAGTCGCCACCGTAATCATAGCCCTCCAAAGTTGCCTTTCTTACAGACTCGGCAACATCGCGAAAGACACAGAGGTGGGCAGTTCAAGCCAAGCTAACGCACCCCGTGGCAAAGATGACAAGAGTATGGTCCTAGCCTTCGACCAAGGGACACAAGACAATATCAAACGCTTTGAAGAACTCCAAAAGCAGCTTGCCCTGTTGTGCAACAACAAAGACATCATCATGGGACGCAAGGCCTTTGAGACAAGGTACGGTGCAACATGGGCCTAGGGGACAGCTCCACCCCCTCCCCCGGCTCAAACAGGGGCACCCGGGGCGGTCGTGATACCACCAGTGTTTCAACAGGCCTTGGTGGTCCCACCAGAGGGAGTGGGGGACGAAAGTGGCCCAAGCACCACCAAAACTG